TTAGATCAATACGTTATCTGCCTGGGTAGTCAAAGCATTGCTTTTGTCTATTTTGGCCTGCTCTTCTTGGGCTTTGAAATCGTTGTATGTATCTTTATCAAAGAGGGACATACTTTCGATTTCTTTGGCTGGTATCACTACTCGGAATGAGTTTATTGATAGTGTGTTTGGGCCCATTGGGATGCCTGAAAGCAAGCCGCGTTTAGAGTAATGATCGTGGTAGTTGGTTGTAAGATGCAGGGTCAACTCATCTTTATCCCTGAACCCGCTCATGATTGGGAGGAGTTCAATGTATTCAACAGACCCGTTCTCTAAGGCCGGCATGGTTAAAACACCAATGTAAACCTTACGGCTAGATAGCGTGACCACGAGTGGGAAGCGGGTGGAGGCTGCGTAAACTAGTAGACTTTCTTCTGGGCTGTGGCGGACGTTCTGGCTCAACCAGTTAGCCCTAGTTATTGGGTCATTAAAGCGGTAGCGACTGAGCATACCACAGGCACCTGCAATCGCTGTTGATACCGCGATCCAAGCAAAGGTCTTCAATACCTCATAGTTAATCAAGGCCTTTTCGACAGGCACTAGCTTCTCAATATCTTGTTTAACAAACCCTAATGTATTGGCAATCCACCTTAGTAGGCCAAAGTAGCTCATCCCAGATGTCACAAACCATCCTGCGACTAGGAATACTCCACCCCAAGATGCCACATAAAAATAAGCGTCCCATCCATTGGAACGCTTATATCTATATCGAGTTTTTGGAGACCTGCTTGCGAAGATGTACCCACAAATTAAGGCGATAGCAATGTAAATCGGGGCCATTTAATTCGCATGACTCCTTGACCTAGGCGGTTCAGTAGAGATGTCCTTGAATCCTTTGATCAGATCAACCAAATCTTGCTGAACGTCCGGGTTTTCCATGTTCATGGATACTACGCCATCTTTAGATACGATGACTTTAGTGTTGTTGGCTGCGATGACCTTAGCAAGGTTGTCAACCGGAGCCCTATCTAAGCGTAATAAATAGTATTTGATGAAATCTGACATGATCCAACCCTCCTCTGCACATTCCACAGCTTTCAGACCTAGTGGTTAGTGCTCCCTGCTGTAGGTACATACAGGGGCTCTATCGGTGTCTTTGCACCGTTCTTGTGCACAACATATAGTGGTCACTTTATAAGTATTGCACTATATGTAGTTTGATATGCGTTTTTAGAGGCACAAAACCCCACTTTTAAGCGGGGCTTGGCGAAAGTGGTTACTCACAGCGTCTGTTGATAACCTGTATATAACTTTATTTGTTATCTTGAGTATATCCCTTACCCCTAGAAATAATCAAGGCAGCCCGATGTAACTTTGAACAACCACAGATCAAAAATGAGAGGTAGATTGGTTAACTTGACTGAACCGAAAGGGCCTCAAATGGAGTTATTTTGCGTGCCTTTTCTCTATGATGCAGGATGAATGACCTTGTTACTCCGGTAGTTCTTCAAGCTTCACTTCGAGTTGGATGCGGTTGGTGTAGCCCTGGTTGGTGAGGTCGTGCACCACCTGGGTGAGCAGCCAGTCGGCCTCGTCAATCTGGGGCTTGAACCCTCTGACGGTGGTGGGTTGCTCCGGGTAGAGTTCAGGGCGCCCCATCGCCAGGGTGATCTGGAAGTCGGCCACGCCGCGTTGCAACTTCTCCCATTCAGCCCGGGCTGCCCGCATGGCATTAGCCTGGCTGGCATAGACATGCCGCAGCTCTTTGACGTTCTCGCTGCTACCGACCAGCAGTTCGTTCTCTTGCTTGTTGACCATGACACCCGGAGGCAATGGCCGTTCCGGCGATGGCTTGCTCTTCTTCTTGCGCTTCACTTCGACTCGCTTCTTTTCCGCCTCCTTGTTGTCTTGCCAGTAGGCGGTCACGCCGGTGTAGGCATCCCGGTCGGCAACCGAGAAGCGGTGTTGATCTCCATCCCGACGGGTGATGGTGATGGCCGGCAGAGGCTGACCGCTGACGGTGGTTCCCTGGCCTGCTTTGATAAACAGCAGGCGGCCATTCTTGACGGTGGCGATGCCATCGCACTGACCAGCCAGGCGGGTGAGGAAGGCGAGATCGCTCTCGTTGGCCTGGTCGATGTGGTCGATCAGCTGGCCCTTGAGTGAGTCACCCACGCAGGGAGTGAGCTGGTAGCGGGCGGCGACCTGGCTGACGATGCCGCTGACGGTGGTCTGGTGCCAACTTTGCTCACGCAGCTTGTTCATGCCGCCGCGCAGGTCGGCTGACTTGCCCCGTATGGTGAGCACATCCGGGGCCCCGCCGTGCTCCACCTCGTCGATTTTGTAGGTGCCCTTGTCGACCAAGGCCTGGCCTTGCCAGCCAATGAGGGCGCGCAGGGTAGCGCCCCGGCGTGGCATATCGAGCTGGCCGTCGCTGTCATCGAGGGTGATCTCGATGGTGTCGGCGGTGAAGCCCCGGTTATCGGTGATGGTCATCGACATCAGGCGCGGCCTGATGGCGGCCGAGATGTCTTTGCCATCGACCAGCACCTGGTAAGCCGGTACCGGGTGGCCTTGGCGCAAGGTGTCGAGCGGATTGGTCAGCCCCAAATTTTCGGCCAATCGCGTGCCGAACTGGTCGAAAGCCCCCATCAGAGAAGCCCCCCGAGCTTGTTGCCGATACTGCCGACCAGCTTGCCCAGGCCCAGGCGGCCAAAGAGGTTGCCCGCGGTGCGGCCCAGCAGGGTTTGGACAAGGGATCTGTCGTTGTCATCGACCCGCTTGAGCTTGATGGTGAACTCGATTTTACGGGCGGTGCCATCGCTGAAAAACTCGCTGCGGGTGGTGCTGATGCCCTCGATCACGAATGACCCACGCATGACGCCATCGCCCTGGATCAGGGGGAAAGCCTGACCGCTGTCAGCCATATTGTTGAGCAAGTCGAGGGAGACGGGGCCGCCGGTCACTTCGGGCAGCAGCACCCCGCTCAGGGTGGTGGTTTCATCATCTGGGCCGAGGAACTGATAGGCAGGACGAGCACCGATCCGGTTATTGCCCGGATGGCGCCATGCCCGTTCGTCTTGTTGTGAGAGGGGGGCGAGGGTCGAGCGCATAAACACGAACCAGCCCAGGGTCATCATCATGGCTGTTGCTCCTTAGTTGCGATCGCTGTAACCAGCACGCCCAAGCGTTTTGTTCGCACGCTCTTGCTCTCTGATCTTGTCTAAGGCTATCGAGGCTACTCGCGATTCATCCATCCCAGGAGCTGCGTTAACGGTGAGGTTGTAGAACGGCTGACTGTTGATGGTTGTGCTGGCTCTGGGCTTTATTTGTGGCTTTTCTACAATGCGGGGTCCAGTCCCATAGGTGTAAGCCGAGGAAAGTGCCGGGGTTCCAAAGTTGCCATTCAGATAGCCTGGAGTGTTGGCTGTTGGGATCTCGAACTTCGGGATCTTCTTGGTTTCGAGGATGCCGAGCGATTCGAGCAGCCATTCGATCCCTTTCAGGAAAGCCTTGAGCGGGGTGAGGGCCAGGTTGAAGGCTTCGCCCAGGATGCGGCCGACGAACTGGCCGGCACTGCCGAACCCTTCCAGCGTCTCTTTCGAGAACTGGAGTGGTTCGAGCAGGTCGCCAAACCAGCCCGATAGCGCTTTAACCCCGGTACCGATGCCATCAATCAGCGGGGCGAACGGCTTGAAGGCTTCAAAGACGGGGGCGAGCCCTGCCATGATGCCCTGCCATAGCCCGCTGAAAAATGCGCTGATGGGTTGCCAAAACTTGATGATGGCCACGCCCAAGATTGCGAGCCCGGCCAGTGGCGCCAAGATGGCGGTGATGGCCCCCAGCATGCCGCCAAAGGTGACGCCCAGCACCCCAAGGGTCAACTTCATGATAGCCATGGGGCCAAGCAGGGCAGCAACGGCCAGCGACAGACCGCCGAAGGCGATGGTCACTGCGGAGAGAATGCCGCCGACCTTCATCAGGGTGTTGGAGAGTTCCGGGTTTTTCTTCGCCCAGTCACCGAGGCGCTCGGACAGTTCGGCGATCCATTCTGTGATGGCCTTGATCTCGGGGGCGATAGCTTCGCCAAAGTTGACCATGGCGTTGGTAAAGGTGCCGGTGGCGGCATCCCACAGGCTGCCCAGGGTGCCAAGCTGGGCGTTGACCCGCTCTTGCAGGGCGGCTTGGTCGGCCATCTTCTTCTGGGTTGCGCGATAGCCATCCATCCCTTTGCTGATGATCAGCTCCAGCACCTGCAGGGTTTCAGCATCGTCGCCGTAGATGCCCTTCAGGACTTGCAGGCGGCGCTCGGTGTTCAATCCCTTCAGCTTGGCGAGCTGGGCAAACATGTTCTCCATCCCTGCGAATTCACCCTTGCCGTCGGTGAAATTCAGCTTCAACCCGGTGCCTTTCGTGGCCTTGGCAATCTTGCCGGTGTTCATGCTCATCTGGAAAACTTTGCGGTAGGCGTTCCCTGATGACTCGCCCGCCATGCCAGCCTGATCGGCCATGATGACCAACGGGGCCAGTACCTTGGCGGCCTCGAGCCCTGACTTGCGCAAGATTCCCATGGCCGGGGTGAGTTTGGTGAAGGCGCCCAGCATGTTGCCGCTGTCAACGCCGAGGTAGAACGAGCGCTGGATGGTATCCATCAGCCCCATCATGTCTTGCTCTGCGGTGCCGGTGGCATCCTGCAGTTTGGCCGCAAACAGCGCTGCTTGGTCGAACGGCATTTTCAGCTGCACACCGAGGTAGGCAGTCGCCTCCCCCAGGCCACCCAGGATGGATTTTGCGCTCATCCCCTGCTGGATCAGCGTGCTCATCATGTTCTGGAAGTCCGCCGTGGTGCCCGGCAGTTTGTTGCCGAGCTTGGTGGCCAGATCGCTGATGGCTTGGAACTCCTGCCGCACCTGGCCGCCCTTGCCCATCATGGAGACCTTGAGGTCTACGACCGATGTTTCAGCTCTGGCGAACTCGATCACCGGCTTGAGGGTGGTCAAGCCCATGGCAGTGCCGGTCGCCAGGGCTGTGGCGCCGTGGCCGGCAATCTGGCCGCGCAGTTCTTGGGTCTGGCGATAGCTGGCCTTGACCTGGTTGAGGCGCTTTTGCTGGTCGGCCAGTTGGCCCAGCTTGGCGCGCTGCTGGTCGAGCTGGGTATTGGCGGAAGCCAGATCGGTCTTGAGGCGGCGCTGGTGTTCGCCGAGCTGCTTGGTGTTGATGCCTGCCTCGCCCATGGCCCGTTTCAGGCTGCCGTGACGGGCGACCATTTCCCGCTCTTGTTGGGAGAGGTCGCGCACCTTCTGTTTGGCCTGCTCCATGGCGCGGGTCATGGCCTTGGTTGGTTGCTCGACCCGGGCAAGTTGCTGGGCCATCTGCTGGGCATCGCGCTGGGCTGCTGTGAGCTGGGCGCGGGTAGCGCCAATTTGGCTTCCCAGGGTGCGATAGCCGTCAATCTGGCCGCTCTGGGATTCCAGTTCCTTGATGCGCTTTTTCGTCTCGGCGAGGTCTTTGGCGGTGATGCGGCTCTGGCCGCTGACTGCTTTGAGGGGGGCGGTGATCTTGTCGACCGCCCCGAGCAGGATTTGCAGTTTGAGAGGGTTCATTGTTCTTCGGCCCCGTTGATGCGGTTGTGAGTCTCAACGAGGCGTTGGTGCCAGCCCATCAGCTCGCTGATGTCCATGGCCGCCATCTCGGACGGCGGCCAGTGGGCGATGATGGCGATCTCGGCCATCAGATCGTCTATGCAGTGAGGTAGGCCTCCTGCTGCGAGCCCATCAAAAAACCGACCACCACGACCCCGGCTTTGAGCAGGTCAGCCGGGTCCATATCGTTCACTTCCTTTTCGGTCAGGTCGGTGATGCGGGGCAGCAGTTTGATGAGGGTATCCACGTTCATCTGCACGATGTCCATGGTGTTGAGCCCGCGCAGGTGGCCCGCCTTCTTAGGGCTGCGGATGATCAGGCTGTTGAGGGTGTTCTCGCCGCGCTGGATCGGGGTGTCGAGGGTGATTTCTTTCTGTTCCATGGTGCTTGTTCCTGTTGTGGATGCGGTGAGGGCGGCACTTTCTGATGGGATAAAGGCCGCCCGTTGGGTTGTTGGGGGGGGTTAGAGGCCGATGGCTTTGCGGTGTTCGGCCATGCGGTCGACGCCGTCGGGGCCAATCTCGACCATGTTGATCAGGTCAATCTCGTGCATCACCCGGCCGTTGATGGTCTCTTTGTAGTAGGTGTTGACCATGCTGACCTTGGCCTGGGTGTTGTCGCCTGCCTTGAGGGTGCCGCGGTCGAGCTCTTTGAAGCGACCACGACAGACGATCTCGACGGCGACCACTTCGCCGGTGTCATCACGCTGGACTGATCCGGCAAAGCGCAGGCTGGTGCCGTCGGCTTTGGGCTCACCCATGCAATTCAGCAGGGGTTCGCCGTAGCCGCCGAAGGTGAACGAGACATCGAGGGCGCTGTCATCCAGCCCCATGTCGATGTTGACGGCACCCCCCATACCGCCGCCGCGATAGGCTTCAAACTTGCGGGACAGCTTGGCCGGGGTGAAATCTTCCGCTTCACCGACCCAGTTATCGCCATTGAGGAAGACGTTCAGGCGTTTGAGTTTGCGTGGCAGTGCCATGGTGGCTCCTTATGCTGCGGCTGCGACGCGGGCGCCGAAGTCGATGAGGTAGGTGTCGGTGATGCGCTGGATAAAGCCGAGGTCTTCGAGCGGCGGCACCGGGGTGTAGTTGTAATCGATGCGCAGCTTGCCGGCCTTGAGGGTGTCTTTGTCGTTGAGCTCCTCGTTGTACCAGCAGTCAAAGCCGAGCAGGTAACCGCCCGCAACCAGTTCCCGGCCCTTGGCCTTGATGCCCTCGATGATGTCTTTCACCAGGGTGGGGGTGAGCGGTTTGTCGTTGGCCCACATGTGTGCCTCGGCCATGGTGTCGGCCATGATCTGGGCGGTGCGGGTGTAGTTCTCGAAGGCGAACAGCGGGTCATCGGAACAGGTGCGGTTACCCCAGTACCGGAAACCATCGGACCGGATGAGAGCGGTGATTTCGTTGGCGTTGAGCAGGCCGACCTCGGTATCGGGGTCTTGCAGATCCCAGAACAGGGCCTTGGTCATGCCGTCGACCCCGGTCACGCCGACGTTCGACAGGGTTTTGTGCCAGCCAATCTCCTTGTCGATGAATGCCCGCATGGCGGCCGCCTTGAGGCAGGCATCGAGCTTGATACTGGCATTGGCGGCGGTGTCCCAGGCGGTCCAGTCTCCGTGGATCGGCATCAGTTCGCGGCTGGAGAAATTCTCGCGGTAGGCGAGCGCCGCCTCGACGGTGTCGGCGATGGTCGGCACATAGGCGAAGGCGCGCAGCTTCTTGGCTGCGCCAGCCAGGGCGGTGGCTACGGCTAAGGTGCAGTTGTCCGGCACGCAGAGGATGCGCGGCTTGACGCCGGTTACCGGGGCGGCCCGCTCCAGCGCCTTGATGCCGGTATAGCTGCCATCCGGCAGGATGGTCCCGATGATGTTGCTGGTCAGCTCGGCGGCGTCGGCGCCATCGGCCACGCGCACGGCGATGACGATGGTGTTGACGGTGTCATAGATGGTTTGCAGCGAGCGCTTGAGGTTGCCGGTGCTGCCCGCCTTGGCGATGGCCGCCGGCAGGTTGGCAATCAGCACGGGTTTGTTGAGGGGGAAGTAAGCGGTATCCGCATCGCTGCCGGTGCAGATGATGCCGATCACCGCCGTGGCGACGGTGCGGATGGTGCGCGTGCCCTCGTTGGCTTCCACGACGCGCACGCCGTGGTGAAATTGGTCCAGTGCCATAGGTTCTCCTGTTGTCCGGACGGAGCATTCTGTGCGTAGGTAATACCTGTGATGCGAGCAGGGTCAGGATGCAGGGGCAGGGGATGTCAGGCGAGCGGCGGCCAGTGTGTGAGGGCCGCACACACTGGCGAAGCGGTGACAAGGTGGCGGATGACGGCAGTCACGAAACACCCCGCACAGGGCGGGGTGGTGGTCGGACTCAAGGGTTATTCGGTGGCGGGATCGCCCGGTTGCTGCGGCCAGGTGATGGTATGGGGATAGCCAGCTTGCTGGTCGACCTTGGAAAGAGCGACGCGGTAGGCCTTCCAGGCGATGAGTTTCACCTGGTCATCGGCTGACGGTTCGCTGATGACATTGGGATCCAGTGCGTCGGTGAGCACGGCGATCTCCTGACTGGCTTCGCTCATCAAGGCCTGACGTTGCTGCTGCGCTTGCTGTGCCAGAACAGCATCTTCCTGCTCCAGGTCTTTCACCCAGCGCAGCAGGTCCGCATCCCACACGTCGAATGGGGATGACGGAGGGGTGAGAGTGAGGGTCAGCGGCAGTTCACCGAGCTCCTTGATAACGACAGGTTGGCGTGTGCGCTTGTCGTATGCCGTCTGACCGCGAAAATCATCGACGGACTCCCAGCCTGTCTGGCTACGAACAATGGCTTTCCCTGGTGCGGTTTGATCCGGTTCATCCAGATAGGCACCTGCAGGGAGACCCGTTCCCACGGATACCCAGACCTGCTGTTGCGACAGGTATTCACCAGTAATCGGGTTGGCGGCAAATACCGTGGCCCAACCGGAAGATGAAGCAAACCCATCTTCTCCCCATACGACGATCGGTTCGTTCATTATGCTGCCCTCACGATGTAGTTGAATGAACGGTTACGAGGGCGAGCCTCGCTACCGCCAGATTCCTCAGGGTAATTAACTGACAAGTATTCTGCCGTTCCTCCTGCCCCGCTGTGCGAATAAACTCGGGTAGCCTGATAGAGGCCAGCAACGACACCACCGCCGTTATTCGGCAAGCCTTTCATCTGGTGGTTATGAGCCCTGTTGTCGTCAACCTGCCATGTATTGACACCCCGGCCGACATCAACTCCCCTTCCTGCATCCCAGCCCCGGATAAACTCCGCCCGCATATCTGGCAAAACCAGCGCCGGGTATGCGAGCGCCAGCTTGGGGTAAGTCGCTGCACTGAACGATTGACCCTTCATCATCAGATAGCCGTCAGGTGGTGTTTCAAGCGGCCAGGGGATCGGGGCGCCCGCCGGATAGCCATTCGCCGCGATGTCTTTGGTCAGTGCGGCCATCAGCTTTTTGGCCGTCACAAACTTGCTGTCATCGGTCCCCGCGTAGACTTCGGCCTGGGTGGCGATCTGCGCCTTGCCTTTCACTGCTTCGGTCGCGTCTGGATGCTCATCCTTGAACGACAGTGCGGTCGTGCCAACGGTAATTCCCCCGCTGGTCGCCAGATACCACGCCTTTGCGCCGTTAACGGCTCCCTCTTCGACATAGACACGGGCACCGCTGCTGAGCTTGGCCCCGGTGTCGGCATCGGTAGTGCGGGTCCAGGCCTGCGCTGCGACCAGATAGATACCGTTCTGCTTGGTGTCAGCCTGGTCTTTCACTAATACCCGATCACCCACGGCCAATACCACGCCGTCGATAGTCTTGGTGGCGGTGAGTGCGATGGCGCCAGTGGTGGCCACCCGCACCGACTGCTTGTTATCCAGCTTGGCGAGTTCGGCGGCCATCTTGTCGTCGCAATACTGGCGCGTTGCCAGCACCACGGCCGGGTCAATCTTGAGCTCTACCGCGCTGGTGTCGCTGACGATCAGCACGATGCGGATCACCTGGGTACGGCCCGCGCCACTGCTGAGCAGTGGTTTGTAGGTGTCCGGGGTGTTGGCGATGGCGATCAGGGTGCCATCTTCGGAGAAGATGCCGGCTTCACGGATCCACCAGTCACCGACGTTTTCCGGAATGATCTGCTCGGCGACCAACTGCGACTGGTTGGTGGGGTCTTGAAACAGGGTGTTGATGGGGGCGCGCCGCCGCTCCCTGACCAGTGCTGTCTGGGCGGCGTTTGGCGTGACGGGCTGACCGTTGCCATCGCCGACGGCCATGTGGGTGATTTTCAGCGGCACGCCCAGCGCGAGGGCGTTTGCCATTTTGGCCTGGCCGGCATCGGTGAGGATGGCGAAGTAGATAGCGCTCAAGCAGCACCTCCTGTCTGTTGCGGTTGAATGGTCATGGTGTCGATGGTGTGGGTGATGCCGCCGTGCCACGCTTGGCCACTGACTTCAATAACGCCAGGGCTGTAGGGGTATATGGTCAACTCGTCGCCCAGGTAGCAGGCGGCGGCCATGTAGATCTGGCCGCGGGTTTCCATGCTGATGGCGAGGCCCGTCATGTGGCGGGTCATGGGCTTGGCGTCGGCGATCAGCCGTTCCAGCTCTGGATACATGGCCTCGGTGATGCCGGTATCGAGCACGCCGATGTCGAGCTTGAAGGTGCCCCGGGTGGCGGCGGGCGTCTCCTGCCACCATTCCAACACCCGGATCAGATAGCCCAGCGGTTCCACCACCCGGCGGATGGCGCCGATGGTGCCCTTGCGGCTGTGCACGAAGTAGCTGTTGGCAATGACCTGGCGCTTGGTGGCCTCTGGCCAGTTGTCATCCCAGCGGTCAACACTCCAGCTGGCAGCCAGATAGGGCAGCAGGTGAGCGGGGCACGTCCAGGGTGACCAGAGCGTGCGTAATGGGATTGGCAACTGCTGGGCTGCGGCGCCCGCCGTGGCCAGGTTGCGTTCGGTGCGGCTGGTGCTGGGTGGCAGCAGGGTGGTCATGGGGCCCGCTCCACGGTGAAGCCGGTGCAGTAGGCGGCCTGGGTGGCGCTCGGGATGATGTCAGCCCAGCCAGTCAGCTCGACCTTGCGCACGCCCTGCACGTGCAGGGCGGCATCGATGGCGGAGCGCGGCACCTCGACCCCGATGCGGCGGCGGGGATTGATAAAGGCGGCGAGCTGTTCGCGGGCAGCCTGCAGGATCACATCCACCTCGGCCCCCTGACTGTCGATGTGCAGCTTGGCGGTGATGGTGTAGTTGATGATGCCGGCGCTCTGCACGGTGAGCCGGTCGGCCACTGGGCGCCTGTCTTCCTGGCTCAGGGCTTGGGTGACTTTGGCGATCAACGCCGCATCGGCGCTGCCGTTCCCCTCGGTGCTGAGGATGGTGACCAGCGCCTCGGCGGGCGCTGGGCTGGACCCTTTGGCGTCAGCCACCTTACCGTCAGCCGAGAGGGCGAAATACTCATAGGCGCCCGTCGGGCCCGCCACGCTGAGGCCATCCCAGGCCATCAGGGCACGCAGGATCAGCGCCTCGTCATCTTCTTTTATTTCCGGTACCGGTGGTGTGGCGGTGGGGTCACCCGGCTGGATGGTGAGGCGGGTGACTTTCCAGTTGGCCACCAGGTTGTCGAGATCGCTCCCCTTGGCCCATGCCAGCATATTGGCCACCGCCGCATCGTTGATGCGCTGGCGCAGGATGAGTTCGCGATAGGCATTCTCTTGCAGCAGCTTGGTGATGGGTTCTGATTCGAGGGCCAGGGTGGCTTCGACGCTGGCTTGTTGGTCAGCCGGGTAGAGGCTGACGAAATAGGCCTTGCGCTCGGCCAGGATGGTTTCGAAATCGAGCAGCTCGATCACATCGGGCTGGGGCAGTTGGGAGAGGGTGATGGTGCTCAATTGGCGGCTCCTGTGGGAATGGCAATAGTGGCGCTCTCTGTTCCGGTACCCGGCGCGCCGCCGTCCTTGCGCTGCCAGGTGAGCTCGACGGTGAGGGCGCCATCCATGCCGCCGCCCAGCACATCGACCCGGGTGATGGTGATGCGTGGTTCCCAGTTGATGAGGGCCTGCACGGTGGCGGCCATCAGGCGCAGGCGGGTGGTCTGATGCTGTGGCTGGTCGATGAGGTAAAACAGCTCGCTGCCGTAGTCGCGGCGCATGACCCGTGACCCCACCGGGGTGATGAGGATGTCGCGCACCGACTGGATGATGTGGTCGGTGGCGCTGATGGCGCGGCCAGAGGCGGCATTCATGCCGAGCCAGTTCATGCCGGGCCCCCTGTTTGGCCGCCGCCAGTGCTGACGCCGCTGTGTTTGTGGGTGGTGACTTCGACGTTGCCTATCTTGGCCGTGGGGGCGGTGATCTTGCCGCCCGCCTCGATGGTCGAACCGACCTTGAGTGCCTGGGTGCATTCCACCAGGGGGGTGATCAGCTTGACGGTCACCGAGGCGGAAAGGGTGGCGGTCTTGATGCCGCTCGCATTGAGCGCCCCGGTGGCCGGGTTGTACTCGATGACGGCGCCATCGCTGTATTCGGTGCGGTCGAGATCCGGGTTGTCATCGCCTGCCAGCGGTTCAGGGAAGGCGTCGCAGTGGATGGGGCCGACGATGTAGGCATTGCGCAGATCGCCGCTGACCGAGAGCATCAGCACCTGTTCGCCGATGGAGAGGCGATGGCGGGTGCGATTCATCCCGGCCCGCGCAGTTGCATAGGGCCGCCAGTTGGTGATGAGGTCACCGGTTTTGACGCGACATTCCCCTGATCGCACGGCAGTGACGGTGCCGATGCGGATCAGGTTGTCGATCAGGCGTTGGAGTTCAGTCGGGGTCGGTTGCATGGGGCCATTGTTTTGGGCAATGGCCGGGAAGGCGAGGGTCGGCCAGTGTGTACGGCGCTGGCACACTGGCTGCAGTGGTTATAGTCCTTTGGTGAGGTGGGCGAGCAGGGTGGTTTCTAGCTGGTCCCGCTCTTGTTCTGTGATGCCGAGCAGTTCCCGTGCCGGGTATGAGATCTCGCGGCCCTTGATGCGGTCTTTGAGGCCATATTGGTGAATGGTGGCGAGGCGGTTGGCGGTGCCGACAAACTCGACTACTGCTTGATGTTCATTGGCGCGGGCCTTGAGCCAGGACGGGTTACTGATCTTGAAGAACATCTTGCGGCGCAGGCGTCCCCGGTTTTTTTTCAGCGTGGGCTGAGGCTTGCGCGGGGCCATAGGGCTGCCATCGGGCTGGACGTTGGCGCGGATCCGCAGGGCCTGGCTGGTGCGCAAGGTGCGGGCCATCTCGCCCGCCAACTGACGGCGGGCGGCGGGCTCCATGCTGGCCAGCAGGCCATCGGCCCAACTGGTCAGGCGGCTCAGGTCGTCGGCGGCCATGGCTGATGCTCCCCGTTGATGAAGAGTTCCCAGGTGATGCCGTCGTAAGGGTCTTCCGGCGGCTCAGGCAGGTGCTCCCATCCAATGCCCTGCTCGTTTTGCCACACCCTGACCCGCTCTGTCAGCTTGACGGTGATGATGAGATCCATCAGGTCGTTGGCGAGGTATTCCGCCTCGAAGGTGATGCCTTCCTTGCGCCGCTCGTCGTTGGTCATCAGCTCGGGCTGGTGTTGGCGCAGCCAGGCCAGCAGCGGCACCATGATCTGATCCGGGTGGCCGGCAAAGTCTTCGATGCCGATGGTGAGGGGGTATTGCCACTCGAACGAGAGCGAGCGGGCGCCGGTGCTTTCGACGTTGCCCGGGGCGATGAAGATATGCAGCTTGTCGGGGTTGGTCTTGAGGTGAGGCACGCAGCGGGTCAGCACCTCACGGATCTGTTTTGGCTTTTCCATGTTCCCTCCCGTTCTGGTGGCGTTGCTGGCAGGCGATAAGGCTGTCGACTTGGGCGGCGCAGGCGGCCCAGGCTGCCTCGGTCTGGGTCAGTTGGTCGAGCAGATCGCCGTTATTGACCGGGTTGGCTGCCGGCAGTTGGCAGGGCGCCTGGACCGGACAGGTGAGCCTGATAATCTGCGGCGCCGGTGAGGGCGGGGCGCTGGAGCAGCCTGATAACAGGATCAGGCAGAGGGCGATCAGCCCACTCCTTGAGTTCAGCATTTTCACGTTTGAGCCTCTTGATGGTATCGGCCCGGTTGGCGGCCGTGATGGTCAGATCGCCAAGCTGGCGTTGCAGCGTGGCGGCGGCGGTTGCCTGGGCGTCCAGCTCGTCGGTGATGGTATCGATCACCCCGTCTTTGAGTTTCTCCCGCTGCTCGGCCTCTTTGGCCTTGTTGCTGGCGGCCTTGAGGTCGCTTTGCAGGGTGGAGACTTTGCCCTCAGCCTTGGCGGCAGAGCGGGCCGACCAGCCCCAGCCAGCCAAGGCAACGGCTAGGGCCAGCAGCAACCAGGTGAGGGGGGAGCGCAGGAGGTTAAGCCACATCCGCCACCTCCAGCACCGGGTAGACCTTGGCAAAGTGGTCGTATGCCTTGGCCAGTTTGGTGTCGTAGTCGTTGTCTTTGTAGGCAGGGCCGTTGTAGCGGCGGGCGAAGTCGGCCCACTTTCGGCCCTGCAGGGCCTTGTGCATGGCAGGATCTTGCTGGATGAAGCGGCACAGGGCGGTGAGGTGTTCGACCTCGCTGCGCTGCATGGCAGCCTGCCAGTCGCTGGCCGAGGCAAAGCCCAGCGCCTGCCAGTGGAAGCCCATGATCTGGAACATGCCCCAGCTGGCCGACTCGATGGCGGCATCCTGGTGCAGACTGATGGCGAGCTGCAGCCGTTCCCACTCCGCCGCGCCGCCCGCATAGCCGCCGCGCTTGGGGTTGACCAGGTTGGGGTAGCTGGCGGCCATCTGGTCGGCGACGGCCTTGCCCAGGTGCTGGGTGAGCTGCTTGTAGAACACATGCCGCTCGAACAGCACCACCGGGCGCATGTCGGTGGTGAACCCCTCGCCGATGCTCTCGACCTGGGCGACGGTGGCCATGGTGGCCAGCGGCAGGCCCAGCAGGTCAGCACCAGCCTGCATGTCATCGATGCGCAACTGGTTGCCCCGCTCGCTGCCGAGCAGGGCGGCCATGGTGCGGGGGCCAGCCTGGCCGATGGCGGTGATCATGTAGTCCCGCTGAAAGGCGAGCAGGGCGCGCTCGGTGGCATCGCCAAACCAGCCATCCGGATCGAGCGGATAACCGGCTTTGGCCAGGCGACGCTGCAGGTCGGCGACAGCGGCGCCGGTATCCCCTTTTTTCAGGCTCATGGCTGAAATCTCCCGTTCAGGTGGCTGGCGGTGGTCGGTTGCTGACGACGGCGTGGCAGCAGGCGCATGACGGATCCGCGGGAACCGATCAGGGCGGTGAGTACGACAGAGGCCAGCAGGACGGCGGCGGGGTCAGGAGCGGGCAGTGCCCCGATCATGGCTCGCAGGGGCACGGAACCGGCGGCGAAGGTGAGCAGCCAGGCCAGCACGGCAGGGAGGGGGCGATAGTCGCCCCCGTTGCGGTTGAAGGTGGCGATACGCAGCGCGATGGCGGCGCAGATCATGGCGTAGAGGATGGTTAGCATGTCAGCCCCCTTTGCGGAGTTTGAGCAGGTCTTCCGGCGTTTTGCGCAGGATCCACTGCAACAGGTGGACGGCCAGCGCCGAGGCGAGCATTGCGCCGACAGCCCTGGGGACCTCGACGCTGAGTGGCAGTACGCTGGCCAGCATGGCGGCAACCAGCGGCGCCGCCAGTGCCCCCGCCACGAAGGCGGCAACGAACAGGCCCGCTTTGCGCAGGTTGCCCAGCTCGTCGGTGGTGGCGATGAACACCAGCGCCCCGGCGAATGCACCGAGCAGGACGCCGGGGTCTACGCCCGGGAAGAGGGACAGCAACGCCAAGGCGCTCAGGGTGCTGGTTGCTGCACTGGATGAAATGGGTTCTGGCATCGTGCTCTCCTGTTTTTATCGTTTGCTGCCGTAGTGGCGAGCGGTTTGGAATTCGTAGATGGTCTGGCACTCGGCGCAGCGTTCGCAGCCTCGGATCGCTTCACGGCGCGCCTGCGGGATGGTGTTTTCGCAGTCGATGCAGTAGTGCGGGCCGGTGCCACTGATGCGGGCGGCGTGGATGCGGGCAGCGAGTTGCTGCTCGCTGATGTCGGCCAGTCGTTCGAGTTCGTCGTCGAGGCGGCTCATGGTCAGTCCCATAGCTGGATCAGCGGCTGCTCGGCCTGGGTGGGGGCCGCTGGCATTGTGATGAGGGTTCCGGTCGGGAGGATGGGGCCGAGCGCGGCCAAACCGGGGTTGAGTGCGAGCACCTGCTCGGTGATGCCTGCGGTGTAGCCGTAGTGCCGGAACAGGATGAGGTCGAGGGTGTCACCCTGTTGGCTGCGCAGCTCCATCAGATGAGCGCCACGGTGATGTGGGTGGTACCGAGGATGTCGCGAATGGCAAAGCGGGCGTCGCGGTAGAGGTCGTCAGAGCTGATGATTTTGGCATCGGCCCCTTTGACGCCATCACCGGTGGCGCTGTAGTCGGTGTAACGCTCCAGCAGGTTGGCGCGGCTCATGGCATAGACGGCGCGCCGATAGCTGTGCAGGTACGCCGATTCGCCATTGATGACCTCGCCCGGTACGGCGGCCAGGGTGGTGACCCCTTCTGCCTCACGGGCGCGGCGCCAGTCAGCCAGATCCCGGTTGACGCTGGTGATGGCGTCGATCACGGCATGCTTGAGGCGGGCCGTGGTGACGGTACCATCGAGTCGGACGGTGTCACGCAGGTCAGGCAGCGAGATCGCCGGCCAGAAGGGGCTGGAGTCTATCTCCCCTTCGGCTGGCGACGTGGTGGCATTGGCAATGAATCCGGTGCTCATGGTGTTCCTTTTCCGCTTGTTGGGCGGTGGTCGGGCCGTCTGGTATGCGAAACGCATTCGTCAGGCCCGAGCCGCCCAGGGTGCGGGGTTCGCTCGGTTAGCTGGGCTCGCCGGGGGCGGGGCCTTGCTGTTCGGTGGCGCCGCTTTCGGCTGCCATTTGCTCGGCGTCTCTGGCGGCTTGTTCTGCTTCTGCCTGTTCTTCCGCTGCTTTGGCTGCCTTTGCGGCTTCTTTTTCCTTCTTGATGTCGCGCTCAAGCACTTCGAGATCTTTCTTGATGCCCACCTTGTCGTGCAGTTCGAGTGCGCGGCGGTAGTGCTGGGCGGCCTGCTCCTTGAACCCTTCGGCCAGTGCGGCGCGACCCACGGCTTTGTGCAGCTTGGCGTGCACCTGGTCGAAGATGTCGGAGTGGGTCAGCAGCTCTAGGTAAGCGCACAGCAGGCCATAACTGGGGCCCGTGCCTGCCTCTTGCAGCTTGATGCCGGTGTCGGCGACCTCTTCGGCGATCAGGGTGGCGGCGGTACGCTCGTAGCGGTCCGGGGTACTGAGGCCGTGGCGGATCACGTAGTCAGCCATGTTGAAGGCCCCTTCGAGATCGCCAGTGTCGAGGGTCCAGAGCATGACAGTGACCAGGACGTCATCTTGTCCGCCGCGATCAGTGGCCAGCAGGCCGTCAATCCACGGCTTGTAGACCGGCAGCATGGTGCGCTTGGCGTCGATCTTGCGCTCGATGCTCTGGATACCCTTGAGGGTGCGGCGATGTTCGGCCAACTGCATCAGCTGGAGTTCGTAGGCGTTGGCGCGGGCCTGGTCGAATTGGGGATTGGCCGCCCCTTGCAGGGCGGCCAGTGCTCTTTCGCGGTGGCGGCGGGCGGGAGTCATGTCACCCCCTTACTCGCCGGGGGCCGGGTTCGGCCCCATGACGATGTTTTCGACCAGGGCGGCGCAGTCGTAGTCCTCGACCACGTAAGCGTCGTTGGTGCTTTCGTAGTTGACGATGCGGTTGCGCTTGGGCTCGTCTTCGATGTAACGACGGCGGGCGCCGGTCTGCCAGTAGATGGAGAGGTTGCTGAGCTTGGTGATGAGCAGCTTGTCTTCGGGGAAGAAGGGGACGCGCACGGCCTTGAGCCCGCCGATCTGCTTCTGGCTTACCAGCACCTGACCAGCCAGTTTGTTCTGGTTGTCGCCCGCATCGTTGATGATGGGGAAGTATTTATCGGAGAGCATCTTGCGGCCACAGATGACCACCAGGTCGGTATCGTCCTGATACCAGGGTTTGATCAGCTCGTTCACAACGTCGTATACCAGGGCGTCGATGTTTTTGTAATCACCGTCGGTGGCATCGATGTAGATCTTGCCGCTGCCCTCGGTGCCCTCGCTCATGACCTGGGCCGGGGCGTCGGTGCGGATGTGTTGCAGCCAGCCGATGTTGACGTCTTGCAGCAGGGGATGGGCGTTGCGATCGGTGTCGGGTTCGGCGGTGGTGCCATGCCAGCCGATCATGATGCGGTCCAGCCCCTGACGGGTGAGGATGGCGTCACGAACACGGGTCTGGAAGTCGGGGAACTTGGCCCAGGCGTCGATCTGGCCGTAGCCGATCTGGGTGTCGAAGTTGGTCTGGGCGCATTCGTAGCTCTGGTCGTAGAGACTATGCGGGCTGTTGGGCTGGCGGTCTTTGGTGTCGGTGTTGGTGCGACCGGCGATGGTGCTGGTGATGCCGATACCGACCTTTTGGCCTTTCATCTCATCGACAGGGATGACGTTGATCATGCCGAGGAAGGCGACCGACTCCTGCATCTTGGTTTCCAGGGTCTGCTGGACGCTGGGCTGCACGTTGAACTGCACCATGGCACTGGTGATGGCGTTGAGTTTGGCCACCTGGCCGGTGAACTCGTTGAACTTCTGGCGGGTTTCGTTACGCATTGGGCATGGTCCTTAGCAGTCGGTTTGAATGGAGGTGCCATCGCCACCGGTGGCGGGCGGGCGTTGCTGGTTGAACGCTTCCTGGCCCTCCAGCTTGGCGGTGAGGTCGGCCAGCGCCTTGGCGGTGGCATCCTGTTTGCTGGTCAGCTCGGTGATCGTTTGGGCCTGCTCGGTGAACTTCTTCTGCAGGTCGGCATCGAGGCTGGTGACCTCTTTCGCGACTGTCTCGACTGCCTTGTGCACATCGCTGAAATCGGCGGTGGATTGCTTCTTGTGGGTAGAGAACAGAGCGGCGATGCGCTCGGCCAGAGAGGGGCCTTTATCGCCTTCGTCGGAGAGTTCGATCTCCGTCTCGATAGCTGAGCTGAACAAGTTGGCCGGTTTCTGTTTGCGGGATGCCAGAGGGCTTTTCTCACCTGCTCCAGCGCAGAATTGCAGGTATTCGGTGCCGAGGCTTGCCGGGCTGTCGGTGACGGCCAGGCCTACCAGATAGGCTTCACCGGTGCCGGCAAAGTCGAGGTCCAGCTCGATGGAGGTGTAAACCTTCTGGCGCGCCTTGGTCAGTTTGATCAGATCGTCGGTGGGGTCGATTTCGGCAAACAGGGCCATTTTCTTTTCACCATCGATCTCGACTTCTTCGGCGTAGACGCTGCGCACATCGCCATAAGCGCGAAATGCGCTGTCCGGATAGAGGCTGCGGAAATGTTCGAGGTTGACGCGGGCGCCGTATTTTTCGCGGTTGTAGTTTTTGGCTGCCTGGGTGAGCCATTCCGGCGCGATGGTGCGGCCGTCGGTGGTTTGGCCTGCCACCGCGACGCGCTTGAATTTTGCTTTCTTCGCCATGAGCTGGGATCCCTTTGGTGATTGGGTGGTGATGTCGCGGTTATGGTCTGGGTGACAGGCTGGATCGTGCAATCGGCGGCCAGTGTGTACGGCGCTGGCACACTGGCGCGGGGGCGTTTTGAGCGGTAGCGACTGGGTAGACTGGCGCCATGACAGCACCCTTACTCTTCCCCCATATCGAACCCAGACGGCAGGCCATGCACCTGTTCTTCCAGGGCTATCCGCTCCGCGCCATTTCTGAATTGCTGCAGACGCCGGAGGGGACAGTCTCGACATGGAAGAAGCGCGACGGCTGGGATGACATCAAACCCATTGACCGGGTCGACTTCGCCATCGAGGCGCGGATGTGCCAGCTGATCGCCAAGGAGGTGAAAACCGGCGGCGACTTCAAGGAGATTGACCTGCTGGGCAGGCAGTTGGAGCGGATCGCCCGGGTCAACAAGTACAGCAACGGAGGCAATGAGGCCGACCTCAACCCCAAGGTGGCGAACCGCAACAAGGGGCCGAAGAAGGCACCCGAGCGCAATGTGGTGGAGCCCGAACAGCAAGAGCGGCTGATCGAGCGCTTCGAGTCCACCATGTTTGGCTACCAGCGCACTTGGTACGAGGCTGGCAACCAGCACAGGATCCGCAACCTGCTCAAGTCTCGCCAGATTGGGGCGACCTACTTCTTTGCCTTCGAGGCCTTCATCGATGCCCTGGTCACCGGGCGCAACCAGATTTTCCTGTCGGCCAGCAAGGCGCAGGCTCATGTGTTCAAGCAGTACATCATCCAGTTTGCCAAGGAGGAGGGGGTGGAGCTCAAGGGCGACCCCATGGTGCTACCGAACGGAGCGCACCTCTACTTCCTCGGCACCAACGCCCGCACCGCCCAGAGCTACCACGGCAACATCTACATGGATGAGTACTTCTGGATCCATGGCTTCCTTGAGTTCCGCAAGGTGGCTTCCGGCATGGCGATGCACAAGAAGTGGCGCCAGACCTACATTTCCACCCCATCCAGCCTTTCCCATCCCGCCTATGCGTTCTGGTCCGGCGCCAACTTCAACCGTGGCAAGGCGAAGGCAGACCGGGTCGAGATTGACCTGAGCCACGCCAATCTTGCCAGCGGTAAGCTGTGCGCCGATGGTCAGTGGCGGCAGATTGTCACGGTCGAAGATGCGGTGCGCGGTGGCTGCGACCTGTTCGACCTGGATCAGCTGCGCAGCGAGTACTCCGAGGAGGAATACCTCAACCTGCTGATGTGCATCTTCATGGATGACACCTCGAGCGTGTTCCCGCTCGTCACCCTGCAGCGCTGCATGGTCGACAGCTGGGAACTGTGGGACGACTACAAGCCCTTTGCCCTGCGTCCGCTGGGTAGCCGGCCGGTGTGGATCGGCTATGACCCGGCCAAGGGTGGGCAGGGGGATAGCGCGGGTTGCGCCGTGCTGGCTCCGCCGGCGGTGCCCGGCGGCAAGTTCCGGGTGCTGGAGCGCCACCGCTGGAGCGGGATGGACTTCGACGCCCAGGCGCGAGCCATCAAGGCCATGTGCGAGCGCTACAACGTGTGCTACATCGGCATCGACACGACCGGGATCGGGGAGGGGGTCTACCAGCTGGTGAAGCAGTTCTACCCGGCGGCGACCCCTATCCAGTACAACCCGAGCGTGAAAATCCAGATGGTGATGAAGGCGCAGGATGTGATGAACAAGGGGCGGCTGGAGTTTGACAGCGGTTGGACCGACCTCGCCCAGGCGTTCATGAGCATCCGCCGCGCCGTGACCGCGGGCGGCAAGCTGCCGACCTTTGAGGCCAGCCGGTCAGAGGAAACCAGCCACGCCGATATTGCCTGGGCCACGATGCAGGCCCTGTTACATGAACCGCTGGCAGGTGCCACCGGTGCCAATACCAGCATGATGGAGATTTTCGCATGAGAAAGCGCCGCCCACAGCGCCATACCTCGCCGGTGACGGCGACCCAGAAACCCGGCGCGGCCATCGAGGCGTTCAGTTTTGGCGAGCCGGTTCCCGTCTTATCGCAACGGGAGGTGTTCGACTACCTGGAGGCCATGCACAACGGCCGCTGGTACGAGCCGCCCCTCTCCCTCAATGGGCTGTCCCGGGTCTATCGGGCTGGGGTGCATCACGCCTCGGCCATCCAGGTGAAGCGCAATATCCTGCGCTCCTGCTTCATCCCGCATCCGAAACTGAGCCTGGCCGCCTTCACCGGGTTGGCGCTGGACTATCTGATCTTCGGCAACGGCTATCTGCAGGCGGTGCAGAACCGACTCGGCGGGGTGCTGCGCTATGACCACCTGCGGGCCAAGTACACCCGGCGCGCCCTGGACTTGGACACCTATTGGTGGATTGCCCAGCCCGGCCAGGAGCAGGCGCTGCCGGCCGGGCGGGTTGGCCATGTGATGGAGAGCGACATCAACCAGGAGATCTACGGCATCCCCGACTATGTCGGCGGGCTAAACTCTACCCTGCTCAACGAGTCGGCCACCCTGTTCCGCCGCAAGTATTACGAGAATGGATCCCACGCTGGGTTCATCATGCACATCACCGACGCGGTGCAGAACGAGGGCGACATTGCGGCCCTGCGTGAGGCGCTGCGCCAGAGCAAGGGGCCCGGCAACTTCCGCAACCTCTTGCTCTACACCCCGAACGGCAGCAAGGACGGGGTGAAGCTGATCCCGGTGGCCGAGGTGGCGGCCAAGGATGATTTTCTCTCCATCAAGAACGTCAGCCGCGACGACCAGTTGGCCACCCACCGGGTACCGCCCCAGCTGATGGGAGTGATGCCGAACAGCACGGGCGGGTTCGGCGATGTGACCAAGGCCGCCCAGGTGTTCGACATCAACGAGATCGACAGCATCAAGGCCAGCCTGCTGGCGCTCAATGACTGGGCAGGGGAGGAGGTGATCCGGTTCAACCCCTACAAGCTGGCCGCCGGCATCGAGCAGGCCAGCCATGGCGACCTGCCGCGCTGACCTTTCCGATCGCATCCCGACACCCCGCCACCTGGCGGGGTTTTCTTTTGCCGGCGCATGGCATCGGTCGGCCTCCATCTGGTTCACCTGGACGATCCCCCGCCTAGGCTCGCCAGCGGCCCGCTACGCGATCGCCCTTCAAACCCACTCAGCACCGCGCCCAAATCCGGCTGGCTCTCCCTGCGTTCACCGGTGAGCCATGGCGGCCTGTTACGACCCCCTGCGCAGCGCTGGCGCGCAATCGGGACCCCGCCACGCCTGCCCGCTTTATGTGTCGATTTCCATGCAGGTGAACGGCTGGGGGAGGGGAGCGGCTCCCCGCGCCAGCACTGGCCGCGCGGAGGATAACGGATCCTTTTTGCGATCCTTCACTTTCCGTCAGATTTTTTCATTTTCCAACCAATGAAAGCAACAGGGGCTTGGTCTTAATTTTAATATGAGGCAGAAGTAATCTGACAGAACTAGTTTTTTCTAATTACTCTAAGCTCTATCATTAATTTTTTTCCTTTTTCAGTCATATGCCAAAATAGTGCAAGACCACCATCTTTTGTTCTGCCCTGCTTGATCTTAATTAAACCAAGCGCTTCAAGTTGGATTTTAAGTGTATGGAAGTTTTGCTCATTAATGCTAGAGGTAAAAACATTTCTAATGTTTAAGCTTTCCAAGATACAGTTTTTAATGAGTAAGCGCGCATTAGTGTCGCTCGGTGTGTTCATAATCGAGGGGGAAATTAAACTATAAAGCTCGCCGATTGTATTTACGCATTCCCATGAATCCTCATAGTTTTTTCCTGCCCTTCTATAATGCCCAGTAATTTTTATAGATTGATCCAATCCTGCCAAGTCTGGGATGTCGACACTAGAATAAGAGCCCAGCAGTTGATTAAGTTCCTGTATTTTTTTGTTCAGTTCATCATTTTCATTTTTTACTAAACGTAGTTCTTCCAAGACTTCAGATGAGGTGGTTGTATTTCCCCTCACCCAACCTACAGCAGGATAAGCTTTAATTGTCTTGGGTAGGTTAAGGGCAACTAGACTGGGAAGCTCTATTGCTGATTTCCAAAACTTGACAAGCCTGTTGGTGCACACCTCATTTCTAAATTTAACAAGCTTTTCATACAGCTCTGGATTTCTGTCTGTCTTGGCAACAGGTAATTGATCCGGTTCTCCATGGACAAGAGCGATGATTTTCATGCCTTTATCTTTCGCATAGTTATACTCTTTTTCTGTATAGCTAAGGCCATCATCCACGGATATGGAGCCATATCTAGCACCTAATATAAGTAGGTAGTAGTCACAGTCATCAATAATCTTCTTAATAAATTCAAACTGTTCCTCATCCATGGCTGGAAATAATTCCATTCCAGCTGGGATACAATCCATTTCCATTAGTGTTTGAATTACTTTAGCTCGTTCATCCTGTAAATCTGCATATGTTGAACTAACAAAAACCTGATAGCGTTTATTCATATGTCAAAGCTCTCCATCTTTTTTTGTAGAGTACACATACAAAAGAGACCGGTCACGCACCTCAGTGCGTGACCGGTCACAATTACCAACTTTTTGCGGTCGGCAGGCGGTGCAGGTGGGGGATCAATCTGTTCCAGTCGCGGTTGCCGTGGGTGGTGGGCTGAACATGGCGGGTCTTGTCGGCCAGGATGCGCTGGGCGGCGGCCAGGGTCATCGGGTATTCGTGGATGATGGAGTAGTAGGTGCCGGCCTCTCGGTGTTCGGCCACCTCCAGCAGGGGATAGATGCGGCGGGCGGCCCCCATCATGTAATCGGCGGCGCGCCAGAGCCAGGCGAGCGAGTGCAGTTCGTCATCGGTCAGCACGGTGAGAGGCTGCGGATGGGCGGCGGTCTCCCGGTCCAGCACATCGAGCACCCAGCGGCGGAACTCCTTGGCGAGTGCAGTACGGGAGAACATGGCGATCAGATGGGCGCCGCGCAGGGAGAAGATCCGAACTGGGATCGGCATAGGATTTCCCGGGGTCATCAATTCGGTGACCCCGGTCATGCAGGGGGAAAACTCGTCCGCGTTGCGGCGATACAGATTGCTGATCGACTTCTCGCTGGCATAGCCAAGGGCTTGGGCGATCTGGGTTGCGGTCAGCCAGGGTTGGCCGTGGTGGGGGATAACGGTGAACTGGGTGTCATGGAAGCGGATGCTGTTCATGATGCGTTCCTTTGGGTCAACAAAGTAAACGTCACCAAAAGAGGTGCAAATCTCGGTCTGGTGACGAGCTGAACAGGGTTTGCACTACCGGGACCCAAAGAGACCGGCCAGCCCGAGGGCTGCCCTGCCCAGCCCGCCATAACTGAAATTGCGGGTACAACTGGGCCGCACAAAAAAACACGCAGGCGCGTGTTGTGCGCTTTGGGTTTGGCGGGGTGCAAATCCCGGCAACGGATTTTGCCGTTGCCCGCGCAGTATCGCGCAACAGCGCGACACCAATCAACCCCAATAGTCCCCGATGCTCCCTTTTTGTCCCTTTCCGGCCCCCTGCGGCCCGCATCCGCGCTTATCAGGGAAAATCGGCACCATCACCCCTGCCCAGCAGCACAACACCGCCGGCAGGGTACCGGTTCTACGCAAGGAAGGGGACGTTAGTTTCGGCAGGAAACATACACAAAGTCAGGGAGCGCAGGACTGCTCAGGGTTGGGGAAGGCAGTATTTACGATAGAAGTTGCGGATCAAGGGGGTGACGTGTGGAGACAGGTCAAACCCGGCCAAGATGCGTGCAAAGGTTGGCTCTTCACAGATGGCGTGGGTTTGAATGTCACCAGCCGCGATTTGTTCGCCGACCGTTGCTGCACCGAAAATCTCGGCTTTGCGGTAAAAGACAAAACTAGGGTGGTGCACGAAAGGGTGATCCCCCACATCAAGCACACAAGTCCGATCATGCTCGATGTTGGGGGCGATGCTGCTGATATTGACCGCAAGAAAGCTTGCTTTGGTGTTTCTGGGGTAAAGAATGGGGTCGTTACAGACAAAAAACAGATGATTGGTTGCGCCCGATGGGATCAGCAGCGTGCCTCTTCGCACGAGTGCTATCGACATTAGCGCAACCTGCTGGTGATTTCGTCGAGCTGGCGTTGTTCGCGCAGATGCTGCGCCATGGCGCCAGCCACTTCCGGCGACTTGCCGACTGCCAAAAACAGGTCTTCTTCCTTGATGGGGTAAGCACTGCCTCTGGGGTCTTGCCACTCCGGGCAATGGTCATGGGTGTAGTCACGGATTTGGTATCGAGTCATGTGCCCAAACTCGTGCCATACCTTGGTCAGGATTTCCAAATCCACATCGCTGAGCAAGTCGAAGTCGTCCCGGTCGGACACGTTGCGACGGATTGCCACCTCGTAATTCGCTTCGCCCGAGATCCACTCATTCCAGCCGTCAGCATGCTCACCGCCACCGCGGATCAGATTCAACGTCTGTGACAGCACGGGCCCATGGGGCATGGACACCATGAGGTCTCCGCTGATGGATTCACCGAAACGGCTCATGGACTCCCGATCACTCAGGTAGAGCAGTTTCATCAGTTTGAGGTATGCCATTCGTCCGCCCCGCTTGGAAAGCAGGAAGGCGGCCATTTGTGCCACACGCTCTTCGTTAAACATGGTTTGTTCCTTCCTCACTGAGTGAGTTTTGCATGTCCTGGCCGATAACTGACCAGTCGATGCGCAGTTCATTCATACCGCAATCAAAACGGCAAAATCACTTCCACCGCTCTGTTTCCATGTTCTTTGCCACGGTAACAAAGCCCTCAGCCATTTTGGCTTTGAATGAGTCGCTAGTGATTCGCTTGCTTTTCCCAGGGCGGATTTTGGCCTGGAGTTGCTTCTCATTGAGATGGCCGCTCATAGCGTGATCCTCTTCAATGATGGGGTGGACGTCACCAAACAGATGCTCGGTGAGTAATATTCAATTTTGTATATTACGCAGTATCGCGCAACATTGCGCCACCAATCAACCCTGGTAGTCTCTGATTGCCCCTTATTTTCCCTTTCTGGGCCTTTTAGGGTCTTTCAGGTCTTCTCTGGTCCTTGCCGAGGAAAATCGGCACCATCACCCCACCTAACGAGGCGCTGATGCAGGTCATCGACAAGATCAACCAGGGGCGGCTGGGGAAGGTCTACTTCGCGGCTCGCGGTCGGGACACCCGGGAGTGGATGATGAAGCGAGAGCAGTTAAGCCCCCGCTATACCACCGCGCTCGGCGAGCTGCCGGTGGTGAAGTAAGGACATTATCTTTTGGCAAACGCGCCCTGCCGCGCCCTGGTGGCCTTCCAGACCTGCTTGGGTGTTGGGCCAGCAGGCAGCACCCGCTTTGCCTTCTTGGGTGGGGTGATGGTGTCTATCTCACCTTGGTAGAACGGGAACCAAGCATCCTCGAACCGGATGACCCGCTCCATGCGGTCGAGCAGCAGATCGCAGAGATAGCGGTCGGCTGCCGGCAGGCTGTCGAGTTCGTGGGTAATGGCGGCACGACCTGCCGATCCCGGCGGGTATTGCTGGATGATGGGCCAGAGCCGCTGGCAGAGCGGCAGCAGGCGCTCCACGTTGGCGCGGGGGATGATGTCCTGCACGTTATTCCCCCTCTGCATAAGGCGACCATGTTTCTCTTGGTTCCTCTGGCTTTGGAAATTCGTATTCGTCTGGATTGAAGGTGGGGTTAAGCCATTCGCGGGCCCCAGGGTTGGCCTTGTCGTAGTGGCAGCCTTCGGCAATCCACAGCTTTTTTCCTGTGGTTTTGCACACAATGGTGCCTGTCCAGAGCATGTAGGCTGGTTTCTTCTTCATACACACCTCCTTAGTTAAAGGCCCCTGCGTTGACGGGCCGCTGCGATTTCTGCTTCATGGCGCTTGTTGTCTGCTTTCAGCCAGTCGACGCGGGCCTGCTCCTGTTCGGTGGGCTGGTAACTGGCCCGGTCCTCTTCGTCATCCAGCAGGCGGGTGAAGATGGCGATCGCCTCTTCGGCCTGCGCCAGCGGCAGGGCGGCCAGCCATTCGGTGACGCTGCCGCCTGAGTGCATCAGCTCGTGGGCCTGCTGTTTCAGCGTATCGCTGCTGGCTGCCCGCTTGCTGGCCTGCTCGGCCTCGGCGGTCAGCTGGTCGGCCACGGCATCGCCGGCACCCGGCCAGTTGCGGCTCACAATCAGCCGATCGCCGACCAGTCGCACATATTGGCCGTCGGCGTGGATGATGCTGCCGTGCAGCAGCAGGGCGGCGTTGCTTTCATCAAGACCCATTCGGCCCAGCTCTTTAGCCAGAGCGGATCCTTTCACCCCCGATTTGGATCCTTTCGTACAGTTATTGACAGAACTCCGAGGGGGGCGGCTGCCGCCGCCTGACTGCAACTCGCTGCGCTCGCCCACTGCAGGCTCGCGCTGCTCGCCCAAACCCGACCCGTTGACCCCCTTGCGCACTATCTGCCAACCCTCGGTGCGGGTGATGGCGGTGGTCATGCCGATGTCGGTGATCACCCCCATCAGGCGCAGCACATCCTCGCCATACTTGTTGGCGGCTTCATCGAGGCGCTTGGAGAGGCGGATCAGGTGTTCTTTGCGGGGCAGGTCAATGCCGCCCATGGCGTCGATAAAGTCGCCCCAGCGGTTGTTGTCGGCGGCGGTGCGAGCGGCTTCCAGGATGCAATCCCACTCGATTACCTCGTCACCCAGGCGGCGAAGTTCGCGCCATACGCTCACAGCAGGGCCGCCTATCTGCTGAAACTGGCGTATACGCCAGCAGCTCGCCCAGGCCGCGACCGCGATGGTGGTGTGGTCGACCGGGGCCTCTGCTTCGTAATCCATCCCGACCTTGTGGCCGTCGATGTTCTTGGCGATGTACTTGGCGATGTAGCCGGTGGCGCTGCCTTGGGTTGGGTCGATCTCCTTCCAGTTCACCCGTGGGTTGATGGCCTTGACCACCGCCGGGCTGTTCACATCGAGCAGCCACTTGATGCGCGGCATCTTGTTGCGGATTTTCATCTCGGCCAGCGCATCGAGCTGGTCGCCGTTGGGCATCTTGAGCTCTGCCCGTTCGGCGGCGGTGAAGTGGTAGGCAAGCAGGGTCAGAAAGTCGCGTTGGTGCTCGGGGTTGATAAACAGCAGGCAATGCCAGTGCGGGGTGCCATCGTGGTGCGGTTCCACAACCCGAAAACCGAAGGCCATGATCCCCTCGCGGGCCAGTGCCGCCCGAAAGCGCGCCCACTGCTTGCACAGCAGGCGGTTGGTCTCGGTCGGGCAGGCGCCGTTGAACTTCTCATTCTGGTAGGTCTTCGCCTTGTCTTTGCTGCCCTGGCGCCAGGCGTGATAGCTGGAGGGGGCGGTCAGCGTCAGGAACAGGCCCAGTTTGCCCTGCTCCTGTGCCATGTCTTCAAAGCCCCGCATGCGCACCATCAGCTCATGACGGCGGATCTCGGGGTTGGCGACCGAGCCCATCACCGCATCGACCAGGTCAATCTCTTGCCCCAGCTCTTCGTTGACGGCGCTCATGCCAGCCATCCAGGCTTGCTGGGCTGCTTTACGCTGGGTGAACTCACGCACGGCGTGCGCACTGGCGTAGGGGCTGACCCCCTTGCGCACCTGTCCGGTGAGGATGGCAATCAGCTCGCAGTAGATGGCCCAGGCGCGGTTGATCTTGCGCAGCCACCACGACTCGTCGAGCAGGCGCACCAGCAAGCTGGCGGCGGCCCCTTCGAACTTGTCCACCTCGTCGGCCAGATCGTCCCGCTCGGCCTGGCTCAGAGGGCGGCCCAGCAGGCGCTCCACCTTGGTGCGCGGGTGAATGGGGAGGGGAGGGCAGAAGTGCCACGCCTTGGCCTGGGCCCCGATATCGGCCAGCAGCTCCGTGGCGGTGCGCTCATGGCCCGCCGCCGCCAGCAGTTGCTGGCAGCGACTGGCCCACTCGGCGGCAACCAGCTCGCGGCGCACATCGTTGCGAAGATCAATCACCGGTACCGGAAACCGGCTCTGTGCGGCGGCGCAGGCGTCGACCATGCGGCGCAGCCAGATGTTGGCGGTCTTGGGGTTGGCCGGGTAGCGGCGCAGGAAGGTCGCGGCCAGCGGCTTGGCAACGTGCCACTCAATGCGGGCGAGTTGTTCGGCCGCCCCGGCCATGTTGATGGCATGGTGCCCGACCAGGTAGTGCTGGGGCAGCTGTATCCCGTGCAGGTTGGTGATGGCGTCCATCATTTACACACCTCGCACTTACCGTTCACATACTCGTTGGGTTGCAGGTAGCGGCCGCAGGCTGTGCAGGTCGGTACCATGTCGAGGGTGGCGAGCCGATCAGACCAGCAGGTGGCCTCGCAGAAAAAGAGGCTGGTGAGCCGGTTGCCGCCCAGGATGACCGGGCGCACATGGCCGAACTCGCCGCAGCAACTGCAGCGCATCGAGGGGCGGTCGTTGGCCGGGACGGTCTTCACCACGGTTTCACTGGCGGCGCGGGCCAGTGGCCAGCAGGTTTCGACGCAGTAGGGGTAAGAGCGGCGACCGTGTCGGCCCGCTACCGGCAGGCAAACCGCCATCTGGCGGCACTTGGTGCATGGCTCCAGCGTGACCTGGGCGGCGGTGTTGATGCGGAATGCAGGGCGCACCCTGACGTCCTGCAGCCGGTTTACCCACTCGTCGGCCATCCATTCCAGTTTCTCAAGGCTCTGCTGGTCCAAATTCGCCAAGTCGTAGACTTGTTGCGATGCTGCTTTGCTGTTTGCAGGGCGCACGACGCCCAAAGCCGGGGCAAGCCCGGCTGGTTTATGGTGAGTCATTAGATGGCGCCTCCGTTGTATGACTGGCGCAGACGGGCGGCAGATTGGTGCTCGCAGCGGCGGGCCGCGCGCACCATGACCAGTAGGGCTTTGATATATCGATGGGGACGGCAGGGACGGCGACGGGCATCCAGTAACTCGAGTTGGTATTCCCGGCGGCGCGCCGCGTCGCTCAACATGGCATCGAGCCAGAAGTCGTGGATCATTTGATGGTCTCCCCCAATCCGTGGAGTGGCTCGCACTCGGCCCACCACTCGGCGATCTCTTTGGCCAGTGCGACTTCACCGCCACCCAGCGCCAGCCAATACACGGCGCGGATGGCGCCCAGGGCCAGCAACTCCTGGGCGATGTTGCGGTTTCGGCGGGCATCACTGCCCGAGGTGCTGAACTCCTCTTGCGCTGCCTCCCAGTGCTTGGTCAGTGGGCTGACCGGTGCCGGCGGCTGCATGTGGGCCGGGCCAGATTCGGCGCCGCCCAGCTCGTCGATCGGCGGCTCCAGTTCGAACATGTCATCAGTCACAGGGCACCCCCTTCCATGTCGCTGAAATCCGGCTCGTCGATGGCGACATAGCCTGCCTCGATACGGATGGAGATCCCCAGTTCACCGCAGCAGCAGAGCGGGGCGGTCGGCACCAGGCGCGCTTCGTTCTCGGCTATCCACTGCTTCAAGGAGGCGAGGGTCATGATGGTGTTGCTCATGCCGGATACTCCTCATCTTCGCTGTCTGCATTGGCTTCTCGGCTGGCCAATGCCAGCGCTCCATACATCGCCAGCAGCAACACCGCTGACCGAGTGACAGCCAAATCCTCTCGGCGCAGGCCAACAACCTTATTCACCTCCGCCAGTAACTGCGCGACCAGCTCTCCGGTGTCTTCGAAGGCATCCATCCGCTGGCTCAGCTCGACTGCTGACATTTCGTTCATGCGCCCAACTGCAAGCGACATGGCGACCATGCTGGTATTCACTTCACCGACAAACTCGCCAGAAAGCGCTTCGCCGAGATCGTCGAACCAATTTCCCAAACCGCAGGCCGAGTCAGTGGCTACCCCTGACAAATCCAGCACCGCCAACTCGGCACCCAGACGGGCCCGCATTGCCATGGGGTTCACATAGACCTTGCTCATGCTGCTACTCCTTCCAGAACACGGACGCGGCCAGACGGCAGCGGCTCGATGCGGGCGGCTTGGCGCTGGCCACGCAGCCAGCAGTTTTTGACGTTGATGTAGCCGTGGCGCACCAGGTAGGCGACGGCATCGGCGGGAGAGGGGGCGATGTGCTTGCTGGTGATGGCGATCATTGGGCACCCCCTTGCAGCTCATGGGCAAAAGGCGGCTGGAATATCACGGTGACGTCATGGACTGGGGCCGCCATGTCCACGCCGATGATGTGGGGCCGCTGGCCACCCTGCAGGATCTCGAGGCGCTTGGTCAGCTCGGCGTAGATGTCGAGCAGGGCCAGCTCGTCGGCCAGTTCGGCCAGGGCCTCAAGGCTCGCCTCGATGGCGAGGCTGTGACATGCCCCGAGCTGGGGGCGGTGGGTATTAATGAGGCTGTTCGCGACTTTGCGGATCGCCTGTTCTGCTGTAAGATTGTTCATGAGGTTTTCCTCGCTGATTGATTGAAAGCCCCGCTGGTGTTGGCGCACCGATAGCGGGGTTTTTTATTGGCCGCTTCCGGCCACCTTCTGCAAAACCGCTCTGCGGCTTTCCAATATGCCGGCCTGCTCGTTGAGCTCGGCCCGGCGCTTGTTCTCGTGTTCTGCCTGTTCCCGCTCGCTGCGGGTCGGCCCCTCAATGCGGCGGGTGGTGCGGTGCCACTCGCGGCGGTGCAGCACGCCGCCATCAAACTCATGCAGGGTTGCCATCAGCTCCCCCAGGGCGAGGCGGATTGCCTCTTGTTGGTCAAAGTCGAACTGGCCCAGCTCGCGCCCGGCTTGGGTGGTCGACACCCCGGCGGCGTAACAAATGACGGCGCGGGCCCGGGTCGGCAAGCGTGACCAGCGGCTGGCCGCCCCATTGCGGCCGAACTGGGCGCGCATTTCTGCCAGCGCTACCTCTGCGGCGCTGGGCTGTTGAACGAGCTCGAAAATCTGTGCGGTGTTCATGGGGTGGCCCTCCGGTTATGCCTGCAGCAGCTTGGTCAGCCAGTGCGGGCGAGGTTGATGGCACGGCTGGAAGCGCAGCGAGCCACGGCGGCCCTGGCTGTCTTCCAGATAACTGCCGTCGAAACGGGTGGTGTTGCGCATCACCGGCTCGTCACCGCTGGTGACGACGGTGGCGCGGTTGAACAGCAAAAACGGCAGCGGGATCAGCCCCGGCTGCTCGGCGCGCAGCTTCATGCGGACTCCTTGAGCGGGATGCTCTTCGACATGGTGTTGTGGTTTTTGCCCACGCCCTTGCAGGACGGCAGCACGATGGCCGGATTGGGCATGGCGGATGGGCTGATGGTGCCGACGATTTCAAACGCCGCCTTGAAGGTGTGGCCGCAGTCGACATTGCTGCAGGCGTAATAGGCGTGGCCTGTCAGCGGGCTCATTTTGGTGGAGGTGCGGGTATTCGCGTGGTAACCGCAGTGGGGGCAAATCAATCTCATGGTCTGGTCTCCTATGCGCCGATGGCGGCGCGGGCCATATCAGCAGCGCACGCAAGGCTGGGGATGGCGTGAAAGCGGTCCTCGACCTCGGTAGCCAGCAGCACAAGGTGCTCGATGCCTGCCCAGATGCCGGTGACGACGGTGTTTCGGTGTGATTTGGTGACGCGGTCACCGGCGAGGAGGGTGGTGGCCTGGGCCGTGACGCCCAGGATCTGGGCCCCTGCATTGAGCGCCTGCTGGGCGCGGGCCTCTGGGGCAACCTGGGCAGCTACCGGCAGACGAACGGCGGTCAGGCCGCAGTCAAACAGCAGGCCATCAAACAGCGTGTCGTCGCCGGTGGCGTGGTAGAGGGCGATGAGATCGTGCGCAGTCAGGTTGTGCCGCTCACACGCCGGGTTGAATTTGTTGTGCAGCACGTGGTGTGACATGCCGATGGTTTCAGCCAATTGGCTGATGTTGTGCGCCTGCTTGAACAGGTCGCAGGCCCCTGCAAAGTGGCTGTGTGAACGAGTGCGCTGGTTTGACACTTTATCCCCCTGTGCTCAATCGCTACCGTTAGGTCAAGCAGCAGCGCGCTGACGCGACTTACTGGTCGAATCCTTGGCCACACGACGACGGGAGTTCTCATGAACGAACTTGAAGTAGTGTTCCGGCTCCTTGGTCATCTCGCGCCAGCGGTGCAGATTGACCCACGGCTTGTCGCCAGCACGCAGTTTGGGAACGATGGGCAGGCGCCCGTCGCTGATCATGTCCTGGGCGGTGCGCAGTGGCAGGTCGAACTTGAGTTCGTCCCGCAGCATGGTGAGGAAGGCGTCCAGCGGAATGGCCGGCAGCATGGTGAGCGCAAGGCTCTGTTTGATGGTTTCCAACTGGCGCAGCACTTCTGCCAGTGCGTCAACTGGAGGTTGAACCGCGTCACCTATCGGTGCGGCATGCGCCCCTAAAGGCTGTTTTTCGGTGTCACGTTGCGTCATACTGCGCCCCTATGCGTTTACTTTTTACCTGTAGACAGAAATGCACTCACTATCCCGACGATTGGTGTGCATTGCTGATTTTAAGTAAGAGTATCCGCTGATGCGATATCGCGCAACCTAAAAGTGTGAATCTGTGATCAGGGGTGTAAATCTATGGAGATTCTTAACGGCACAGCCTTTGATTTGGAAGATTTTGCCAAGAGGATGAAACAACTGGTAGGTCGAGAGACTTATAGTTCATTTGGCCGGAGAGTCGGCGTGAGTGATGCGGTTGTCAGGAAATATTGTCTAGGTGAAACGATGCCCTCCATCGGGCTGGTATCTCAAATCTGCGGGCACGAACCGCGGCTGTTCCTCTGGCTCTGCCTTGGTTTGGGTGAACAACCTGAACAGGCGACAGAGCACCCCGAAGTCCCCGCCTATGCACGTGCAGCTCAGAGTGACGACGTGACTGGGATCGCAGAGTCCGGCGCTGCTTACCACCAGATGCAGGATTACACCCTGGTCGATTGCTACCAGGTGTTTGCGTCGGCCGGGTTCGGCGCCACCGTCTCCGACGAGCTGAAAACCGAGCCTATGGCGTTTCGCACTGACTGGCTCAAGAAAGAGGGGCTGGCACCGGAACGGCTGGCGGTCATCCGCGCCAAGGGCGACAGCATGGAGCCCACAATCAGCAATAACGACATCATCCTGGTGAACCTGTGCAACGGCGATGCCCTGCGCGATGGCCTCTATGTGCTGCGCATTGGCGACAGCCTGCTGGTGAAGCGGCTGCAATTCGACGTGCTCGGCGGGATCAAGGTCATCTCTGACAATCCTGGCTATGAAACCCAGGTGGTGACCAAGGACCAACGGGCCGATGTGCATATCGTCGGCCGCGTGGCATGGGCGGGTAAAAAATTCTGATATAGCAGGAGGCTAACCGTGTTTGATCTTCACTCTTCTGAGTCAATCCGGTATCAGGGCACAGAAGTGCCAGTGTTCAATATTCTCTATTTGAACAATAAAGGCGTGCTCTCTGCCAAGAGAGTCGCCGTTTACCACACCAACCCAGAGCGCAACCTGGTCTATGGCCACCAGGTGACGGTGGCGGCCGATGCCGAGCCATCTACCAGCGAATACCCGACCTTCGTGTCTCTTCGCGCTGACCGGGTGATCGATGTGTTCGATACGCCCGAAGAGGCGTTGACAGCCTTCGAGCAAGCAGAGGCCCGTTATGCTGACCGGATCCAGCAAATCAAGTCAGCACCTGACTATCATGGCCCGAAACTCCCACAAGATTACTCATTCAAGGTCTGCTTCACCGGGTTCAGCAAAGCCGATAAAGCCGGGTTAACTGAGCTGGCAGAGTCTGCTGGCATGAAGGTGGTGACGGGGGTATCTGCCTCGCTCGATTTCTTGTGCTGCGGTGACAACGCCGGATGGTCGAAGATGAAAAAGGCCAACGAGCTCGGGGTGCCATTGGTACGCGATGAGCAAATCAGGCTGCTGGTTGAGACTGGCGAGCTGCCTGAATCCTATAGCGAAATGAGCTAGAACCATGCCAGGCGGCATGGGTATCGCCTGGTACAACAACAAAAAGCAACGGTGATAAACATGTCCCTCATTGAATGCCCTGATTGCAAACATCAGATCTCTGATGCTGCGGTGAGCTGCCCACACTGTGGAAGGCCCAACACTCCCCCTGTGATAGTCCCGGAACCCGAGAGCCAACAAGCTGCGGTGCAGCGAAAGACCAGCACTCGGCTTAAGGTCGGCATCGTCCTTCTACCCATGCTGTTCGCATGGTTCACCTTGGGTAAAGGTTACAGCCAGCGGGCTCGGCTATTTTCTTTTGCCTGGTTGCTGTTCACATTGATGTTGGCTCTCAGTGGCGGTGCAGATAAGCAACCGACCACCACCGCAGAAGCCACCCCCATTGAGCAGACTGAGCCTGCAGAACAGAGTTGGGAGAATAACCCTGTAACTTCGGATGCCGACAAAGAGGTTGCAACCGAAGAACCAGAAGTGGCGGTGGAATCAAAGCCTGCAGCGACATTCGATCTGACTCCCACATTGTTCACCCAGAAGTTCAACAAGATCGCTCGAACTATTGACCCCTCATTTTCTATCGGGAAGCTGGTCATCAAAGATGGACAGGTGAATGACACTTTCACTCATATGTTCAGCAACAATATTGGGCTGGTCGGGGTGATTGATAAGAGCAGTGGCAAGGTGACGAGCTTCATGTATCTGTTCAGTGGCTCACAGGATTCCAATGAAATCGTTCAGGCCATTGTTACGCCGCTTATCGTTTCTCAGATTGTGAACCCAGAGCAGAAGAAGGAGACGATGAGCAAGCTCATTATGGGCATGATCACCGATTCAATGCAGAACCTCGATAGCGGGGAGACCGTGGAGCATGAGGTGGGTAACGTCAAATATTCATCTGGTGCTAGCAAACTCACCGGGCTGATGTTGTCTATCGAACCCAAAGTCTCGTGACCGTCCGAAAACTCGACGACGGCAAGCCTCGCCTCTGGCTTGCCGAAGTCTATCCCCAAGGCCGTGAAGGCCCCCGCAAGCGCAAGCGCTTCGCCACCAAGGGCGAGGCGCTGGCCTGGGAAAAGTGGTTGCTGGAAGAGAGCAACAGCAACCCCTGGCTCACCGCCAACAAGGTGACCGAAGACAAGCGGCGCTTGTCCGACGTCATCGACCTCTGGTTCCGTTTGCATGGGCAGACACTGGTCTCTGGCGAACAGGTCAAGCGCAAACTCGACTTGATGGCCGAGGCGATGGGCAACCCCTATGCGGTCGATCTCAACAAAGGGCATTTCGCCACGTACCGGGAAGGGCGACTCACTGGAGCCATCATCTTCCCTGGCCGCTGCCGTGATCGGGCCGCTGGGCCCAAAACGGTGAACGACGAACAGCGCTTGCTGAATGCGGTGTTTGGAGAGCTGATCCGATTGGGGGAATGGGTGAACCCCCACCCATTGACTGGCCTGCGGCAGGTCAAAACCCATGAATCGGAGATGACCTACCTCACGGCAGCGCAGATCGACATGCTGCTGGCCAGTTGCGCGACCTCCCGGGTTCCGGCGTTGACCACGGTGGTCAAACTCTGTCTGGCCACCGGGGCGCGTTGGTCTGAGGTGCAGGGGCTGACCAGCGCCCAGGTGAGCAAGTATCGGCTGACGTTCACCCAGACCAAGAGCAAGCGCAATCGCTCGGTCCCCATCTCGCCAGAGCTCTATGAACTGATCCCCAAACGCGGCATCCATGAAGGCAGGTTGTTCCCTCCCTGCTATGACGCATTTGAGTATGCCGCGCAAAAATCCGGGGTGAACCTGCCGGAGGGCCAACTTTCTCATGTGCTCAGACATACGTTTGCCAGCCATTTTATGATGAATGGTGGTAATATCCTTGTCCTACAGCGAATCCTCGGTCACAGCACCATCACCATGACCATGAGGTACGCCCATTTTGCCCCCGAACATTTGGATGACGCGGTCAGATTAAACCCTCTGATCAGCCCTCACTCATAG